ATGAAAACATTTGGTTATATTCGAGTGTCTTCGAAAGACCAAAAAGAAGATAGGCAGATTAAGAAAATGATAGATAAAGGAATTAATGAACGAGATTTGTTCATTGATAAAGTTAGCGGTAAGAATTTTGAGCGCCCTAGTTATCAATTATTGAAGCAAATGGTAAGAGAAGGAGATACGGTTGTATTTGATTCTATTACTCGTATGGGGCGAAATATGAACGATACAATGAAAGAATATGAGTGGTTCGTTGAAAATGGAATTAATCTATGTTTTATAGAGGAACCAATGATTAATACGAATAATAATTCTGATGATGTTATGAAACAGGCGATTCAGAAGATCATTCTTACAATGCTAACGGCATTCGCTGAAAAAGAACGTAAGGAAATTAAAACTAGACAAGCTGAAGGTATCGCAGTTGCTAAGGAACAAGGTGTTAAGTTTGGCAGACCTTCTATAAAAATTCCGAATAACTGGGATAAGAACTATAAAGAATGGAAATCAGGTAATATTACGGCACAAAGATTTGCTCAAAATGTTGATATGTCTATTGCTACGTTCTATAGAAAACTAAAACAATATGAGAAAGATAAAAAAGAAAAAGTTTGTTGAATATGAGGAGGAGTTTTTATGAGAACAATAATTGATGATATGCAACAAAAAACATTAGAGATTATGAATATGACTGGGATGGGGAAAAACGATATTTTATTTACGTTGGCATATTTGGATAGCACGAGAGAGAAATTTAAAATGAGTTTTCTTAATGGATATTTGGAATTGACTAACTTTTTAAATGAAATTGACCCCGATAAAATATATGTAGTTCCAAGGGATTTCGGGGGAAGAGAAGTTTTTGTGTTGGAATTGGATGATAATCCGGTATTTATACTGAAAAATAATGAAACAATGAATGTGGAACAGTTAAAAGTAACAATGAAAGAAACTGGATTTTATTCGTAATAAAATTATGGAGTTTTGGCGAATTTTAGGGAGGCTTGCGGGAGCTTGTTAAAAGAAAAAGGGAATCGTAGGGAAACCCAGTGACTTCACTATGAATTTTAAAAAAGCGATGATTCTAAAAGACATTTATAATTAGAATATGGATTTTAGAAATGGGGGCTGGGGAGGATTCCCCAGAAAGAATTTGAGCATCGCTCAAATGTTTTTTCTTATATTTATAGTATTGTGAACAACTCAACGCAACGAAATAGCCTTCATCCGTTGAGGCTCTAAGGCGGAACGTGTTTTTTTAGGGTGGAAACTTTTTAATTTTTTGCAGGAAGGAAAAACAGCATGGACAAATTTGATAATTTAACAGTTTTATCGGATGTTCGAGAATCTGATGGCAAGGAAAGACCTTGGCAGGATAAAAAAGAACGTTCTTTGAAAATGGCAGAGGCTTTTCAAGAAGCAGGATTAGAAAAAAAGGCAGCGCGGATGTGTACTTGTGGTAATGTATTAGTTTTTAATAAATTAATAGAAGGCATAAAGTTGGCATATGCTCAATTTTGTCAGGTTCGACTTTGTCCTATGTGTACATGGCGTAGATCATTGAAAATCGCTACACAAAATAAACAGATTGTAGAAGTTGCTAATGAAAGGCAACGATTGAGATGGATATTTTTAACCTTAACAATTAAGAATGTTGAAGGTCATGAGTTGAAAGATACAGTTAAACATTTAATGAAATCATGGAATAGATTTATGGGATATAAGAGAATAGAAGATAATAATTTAGGGTGGTTTAGAGGGTTAGAGATAACTAGAGATAAACATAAAAAAATTAGTGAACAACGTTATAAAAAAAATCCTAGATATTATGATTCTATTGGCGTGAAGGCAGGAGATGAAAATCCTAATTATAATACATACCATCCCCATTTTCATGTGTTAATAGCTGTTAGTCCTACATATTTTAAAAAAGGTTATATAAAACAAGCTGAGTGGACAAGCCTTTGGAAAAAAGCTTTACAAGTGGATTATACGCCAATTGTTGATGTTAGACCTGTAAAGGCTAGGAAAAAGAGAAAGAGTATTTTTGATTCAATTTATGAGATAGAAAATGCTATTGAAGAACAAAATGCAGTTTTTGAGGTTTCAAAATATCCTGTTAAAGATACTGATATAGTTGATTTAGATGATATTGAGGAATCGGCTGAAGTTGTAAAAATAGTAGATGGTGCTTTGCAATATACTAGGCTTATAGCCTATGGGGGATTATTGAAGGACATAAAAAAAGAATTAGGCTTATCCGATGCCGAAGCAAAGGATGCAGACCTAATTCAAATAGATGAAAACCAAAAAGATGAAATTGCAGAAGAGATTCAGCAAGTAACAGCTTATTGGCATTTCGGATTAAAGAATTATGTCCTTCAATCCTAAAAATATAAACCAAACCAAATACCAAATACCAAACTATATGATCCTTTTGAGTGTTACCAGCACTTAAAAGGATTTTTTATTGATTGACTATAGTCTATTTTAATATGTTTTGATACGTGTGTCATTAGCAAATTTTGCAGAATGGCAATAAAGTGACAATGGTATGTTTCTATTGTGATAATAAAGTAATTTTATTGTGATAACACTTTGTTATTAATAGCATGTTATTGTCATAATGTCGTGATTTGTCGAACGAATCATAATCATTTGACAGTGTTATTATGGTATAATATATTGTATAATCCTAATTTTTAGATGTCAGGAGGAATAGGATATGAAAGCGAGTGAAATTGTAGAGCAATTGGAACAAGGGAAGAAAATGAAAGAATTGGAGGAAGAGTTAAATTTAAATAGTTCTACAATCAGAAGAAGGCTGAAAAGAGAGGGCTATGTTCATGATAAGGATAATGGGCGTTGGCAGTTTGGAGAGTGTACTGAAATGAGTGAAAAAAAGGGTATTAAAACAGTGGGTAAAGAAGAATTTACACAAGAAGAAATTGTGTTTCTAAAGAAATTTGTAAAAATGCAAATGGATAATGATTTGAGGAATAGTATTATTGGAGAATTTGCTAATGAAGAAAATGAACCAAATTTATTTGAACGTCTCCAAAATATTGATGAAGATGAGAACAGAGAACGTAATAGTATTTTCTTATCAGAATCTGTTCATAATGAATTTGCTGATTTTCTTAAAAAGGCAAAATTAAAAAATCAAAAGTCTATGATCGTAGAAATTGCTTTAATGGATTTTTTGGAAAAGCATAATAAAAATTAAGTTCAAGATATTGTAAATTTGCTATACTGATAAAAAATAAAAAGAAAAAACAAAAAAGAAAAGAGGATGATAATAAAGAGATAAAGAGGATTTAACATTGCCGAGACCTAGAAAGCCTTTGGAAGACAAAATAGATACGATATTTGTGAAAGTACCCAAAAAAGTAATTTGGGCGTTTGAAGAATTAGGGAATAAGAATGAAATAGCCAGCAAGATCATAATGGATTATTACAACGAGAAGTTAGCTAAAAAAGACTAATCATTTTTCTTTCTTTTTTTTACAAAATATGCGAACATGTTTATCGGTGCGCGAATACAAGTTCGTATGAATTTTCGAGAAAAGATGCGGGAGGAAATTTTGTGGCATATTTAAATAGCACGAAAGCAGCGGGGAATAGGTATTTTTACTTATCGGTATATACAGGGAGAAAAAAACATACTTGTAAAAAATATAAGAATGTTTATAGTTTCGGTAATCAAAATATTGCTTTAGAAAGATTATCTTTATGGTTGTTGGATAAAAAATTTATACCTAAAGAACTAATTGATTTAGGTATTTCTCGTGAAGATGTAAGTAAATGGAGAAAAAAAGTGTTGGAAATGGCGCAAGAAGCATCTTAGTATTTTCTAAAAATCGTTTTATCTTTATGTATGTATTTTAAGTTAAAAGAGGGTAAATGAAGCGAAAGATTAGATAAAATTCTAGTCTTTTTTTGTTGTTTTAATTTAGGGGATTTCAGTGTAAAAAACGTGTGGTTTTTTAAGGATATATTATATCTATGAAATGAAAATGCGAGCAAAAACTTTTTGTGCGCTTGGGGTACTGTATACACCTGAAAACAGTATGGTATGTGAAATTTACAAATCGCTTTTTGCATTAGATTTTTAAAAATTAGAATCGGGAAAATTATCATATTTGATTTGAGCCAAAATAATTTTGGCACTTGTATTTTGTAGAAAAATCATCTGAAATTCTTTATTATTGCTATATATTCCAAACCCAAATTCCAAACAAAATAAAAATAGTTGCAGTCCCACACGATGCGTCAACATCGTGGAGGGGCTGAGAAGTAAGGCATTACTTCGCAACCGAGCATAAAGCTCACTACAACTACCTATGTTATTATACACATTTCATTAACTAATGTATATGCATATTTATAGATGTAGTGCGACAAGGGACAAGTATGCCTTCTTATTTAGAAGTTGTATTTGTCCTTTTTTATTTTGTTAAAACGAGGTGTAGCAAATGAATGAAAGTTTAGTAACCACTGATGCAGGAAGCATAATAGTAAGTCACACGATAACGCTTGGTGACATTATTGTATCTACTCTATTAGTTTGCGTATTGTTCGTTATGATCTATAACCAAATCACGAGGAGATTCTAATCATGTACCAAACGTTAATAACAACGCCAAAAGAAATAGGAGTTATTTATTTTATCGCTATAGCTTCATGTTTCCTCTTATATCCTGTAGCAATTATTCTCATGAACATTATTAAGGGAGGAAGCGACAAATGGAGATAGGCGGTCTAGTTCTTCAAGCGTTTAAAACAGTATTTGCTAATCCTGACGTAGCTTTCATTATCATTTCATTTGCGGTTATTGTCTCGTTAGTGTTCACGTTGTTAGGAATATATGAAAAAAGTAAGGAATGAGGGAGTTGGAATAGTTGGGTAACTTAGGAAGTGTTTTTGACTGGGATTTCTTTTGGGGAATCTTCGGTATGTTATTCAAAACGTCAGCACCGTTTGTACTAATCATTGTTGCAATTATTGCAGTAGGTTTGTTGATTGGTGCGATTGTATCAGCAGTTAAAGCAAGGAATAGTGGTGGTTGATTATGGATTTGCCACAATACACTAGTTTTTTAAATGCTGATAACATGGGTGAGTTTTGGAAAATCATGAAATGGGTGTTGTTTTATATTGCGCCTATTATTATGATCTGGTTTGCCATTAATGCACTTACAGAGTTCATTTCTAGAGTAAAGAGCGCTGTTGGTGGTGAGGATGAAGACCGAGATATTTATTACTATAAGGACAATGATTGACATTCTCTAGTGAATAGCTAGTGAAATATAAAACAAAAAATGGAGGGCTTTATCATGGCAACAGATTTCTCAGGAGTAAAATTACCGTTTGGACCAGCAGATTTATTAACATCAAGTATGTCTTTAGTAGGACTATTAGGTGGATTTATCTTATTAGGCATTGCAATTGCATTTACACCAAAAATTATTACGTTAATTAAATCGGCGGCAGCGTCACGAAACGGTAAAAACAGCTAATAAAAGAGGGGCGTTATATTGCCCTTTTTTTAATACAAAAACGTGAGGTTTTTTAAATGTTAAAAAAGCATACGGTACTCAAAACGTTAATGTGTTTTATGGTATTCCTCATGCCGTTTGTAAATATGAGGTCAGCGTTTGCTGATGGCCCATCTTTTCAAATGTTGGGGAGTAAAGGGGTATTCATAGATAACAAGGGGCTTGTTGGTGGTAAATATAGCGTTACAGTGAGGGTTGCGGATACTAAAGATGTTGTAACGTTCCAATTAAGCGAATTGATGCTTGTGAATGATTGCTCTTTTAATTTTGGTCTAACGAAATGGGTAAGACCGGAGCAAGAAAAAAATGAATTTGATATTAATGTAGATCGTAATGGTACATATGCTTTTTATATTTTCGTAAATGGCAAGGTAAAAGGGTATGTGCGTTTTAAGGTTCGAGGATTTGAAGGTAATGGTGAGGGTCGTGGTGTTACTCAATATTCGGGGAAGATGGCTGAATACTATGAGTTACCACCTGAAATGGTAAACCCTGAGGATTTCAGAGATTATGATGGCAAAAACGATGGGATTTGTACAAATGAAAAATTACCAGATAAGCCACATGGAAGCGGAGAAATCGAAGAGCCAAAAGAAGAAGATAAAAAGCCAGATGGGAACAACGGTGATAACAAAGACTGGATGAAAGAGTTGATGAACAAGCTCAATGAAATCGGTGGGAAAGTCGATAAAGTGGGGGATAAAATTCCACCACCACCAGATTGGGACAAAGTTGCTGATACGTTCGTTGACAAGATAAGTCCACAATTGAAAAAGGATTTAAAAGATGTGTTTGGAGAAGCGCCAGACCCACCATCACCGCCACCATTACCGCCAGAAACGGACAAAAAAGGACTTGATAAGTATGAACCAGATTTTCCAGAGAATGAGAAGTTAAAGGAATCTGGATTCACCGCAGACGATATAAAGGACGGTGCGGAAGAAATTAAGTTCGAGAATGATGATACGGGGGCGTTTAATATAAAAGACCCTATTGGGGCGTTGCCAGACGTTCCGAAAGAATTGCCGAAGCCTGGCGAAACCAAAGAAAGTGAATGGAGCAAAAACAAACCAAAAGAGCCAGAACCAAGTGAAAAACCAATACCAAAACCACCAGATGATAAGCCAATTACAGATATTCCAAAACCGAAGGAAGACAGTTTTAAACCACCAAAACCAAAAGAAGATACTGGGGGATTCCCAAAGCCAAAACCAGACGGAGACGGAGGATTCCCTAAACCGAAACCAAATGGTGGAGAACCACCAAAACCAAACATAGATACAGGAAAACCGCCAAAACCGAATACGGACGGAGGAAAACCGCCGAAGCCGAACGGAGACGGAGGGAATCCACCAAAACCAAATACAGGCGGAGAAGATACAACGCACGGGAATTATAAACGACACCCAGACGCTCCAGACGGTTCTGGTTAACGTTGTCAGCTATTTAAAAGCAGACGGATACATATGGTATCTGTCAACGGTAAGCGGACTGTAAGGAGCATTAAGGAGTTGATAGAGCATCTATCCTAAGACCCTCTTGCAGTCCTCAAAACGCAGTACGTTTTGGGCTGGCTACCGCCGAGGGAAGCCCCTTGGATAAGGGGTTTGGGGATTGATGTTTTCTTTTTAGGAGGTGAGAACATGAAGACAGTTTCCAAGCGAAGATTAAAGAAGGAATTCCAAGCCTTGCAACAATTAAATGATTCTTTTTCAGATTTTATAAATGAGATAAATGAAAAGTATCCTCTAGATCAAGAAGAGAAGAAAAAGATTGAGAGTATGCAATTGTATTTCAAAAGTACAAAGTCGTTGTTTCTGAATATGGAGCAACAATGCTAGAGGTGGTTTTATTGAAGTTAAAAAAATGCGGTTTTTTATTGTCATTAGCAATGGTGATTTGTTTTGCTTTTCCTAGTTTTATAAAGGCTCAAACGTTAAACGTTTTGCAAGGGAAGACAGGTTATAACGATTTTAATTTTAAGACAAGCACAGATTTTAAGAAAACGCCTTTTTATTATTTAACAGATTCGGGTAAAAGCACGAATAATGTTTTTAGTATATCTAATACAAGACCGACGACAGTGTATTTTGATTTAAATGAATCCTTTGATATATATACTTATTCCTTAAAAGTTAATGGTGGTAATGTGATTGAGTGGTATTCACCAATTGCCACGGTTAATTTTTATGACGAAAAGAAAAACATAATAAAAGAAGAGCGAAGAAGGGTAACAAACACCACTTTGAATGGTGATTATCCTGTATCAGTAGAAAAGGTTAGATATGTCTCTTTATGGTTTGATGGCGGTATTTCTACTGATTATACGATTGGTGTTTCTGATTTTGGATTGGGTGTTTTTAAACTTTCGGAAATTGAAAATTTGAAGGTTAAAGAGGAAGTTGAAAAGGTAACTTTTGAATGGGTTAATCCAAAAGAAGATGTTTTTAGTTATGTGAAAGTATTTAGAGATAACAAAGAGTTTGCGATGGTCGATAAAAAACAAAATAAATATGTAGCCGAAGGCTTAAAAGAAAACACTAAGTATGATTATAAATTTATTTCTGTTTATGCTGATGGGAAAGAATCGAAGGGGATAACTAAAAGTGTTACTACAAAAAAGAAACCTTTGCCGGTTTTAAAT